GTAGAAACATCCGTGGGGATCGGGGTATCAACCGATATACAGGTGCTGATCACCGCTTGAGGCTTATTGTTATAGGTCTCATGGGTTACAACACCCCGAAACAGTTTCCCGAAGAATACGGAGGATCCTGACTTGCCTTTTCTCGGAGCATCCAGGGCATCCAGGAATTCGTTCTTTTTCCAGGCTGCGGCTGGACTGTGGGAAACGTTCAGACGAACATGCATACCCTGATCGGGACCTGCATCCTGACACACACAATCAAAAGCCCAGTTGGGAAACCCAGATCCACCCATGGATTCTTTGCAGTCGATAACCTTGAACAGATGGGTTCCAACACTTACCAGACCAGAGTCTCTGTCGAGATCTATGTCATAACGTTCATCGGCCATGATATTATCCTTTTTTCAAGCTGTTGATCCACACTTCATGAAGTCTCGTGAAGGTAGGATCATTAACGGTAGAGGGCAGTACGCCGCTTCTATCCTTGGTAACGAAATTCACATCGTCAAACACCATCACACGAGGTTTTGTTGGTTCCGACGAATCTGCTTTGAATAGATAACCCACAACATCCATCATGCGGCACACATTCCTCGCCGAGGACTTACCGGTCAACTGCGGCTGCACGATGTCTGTTTCAAATTCCTTGCCAGCAACGTTGCAGATCAGGACGACATGCATCGGTAGAGATCTAAAAGCACGCACCAATTTATCAAAATCATCCAGCATCTTACCGTAGTCCGATTGAGACGGTAAGCTGTCGTATGACCTTCTGATGCCGGTATAACTCCCCACCACGTGATTCATGGCTACTTTCTGCAATTCATTTAGAGAATCTACAACCACTGTCTTGAACTTATGTGGAGCATTCGCCAGATACGAATAGGCGGATTGTAGATTTTCCCAGGATGATATGGGAATTCTGTTTACCTTATGTCTTATCGAAGCCAATCCTTTGTCGATGTCAACAAATACTGGGTCCGGCCACGTCGAGGCGAACACAGTCTTACCGACTCCGGATTCTCCATATTCAAGGAATTTAATTTCATCAGGATTAAATCCTACTTCGAGTTCCTCAACGATGGAGGCGGGAGGAAACTCTATCTGTTTCAGGGTAGATATGTCCACAGGAACAGCGATCTCGGGTGCTGGTTCCGAAACCTTTTCTCCTGTTACTTCTACCTGAGCAGTCAGAACCTGCTCTTCGTCAGTCCTCTTCTGAACCATCTTCTTGCGCTCCTTCATCTAAGTGCTTTACGTACTTTTTGTATCTGCTGAGAACAGAATCTGAGCGCCCCGAGTCATTTATGCTGAGGCACACCGGATAGAATCCGCAATCCCAGGAACAGTCTTTAGTTGGTGTTCTGTATATTTCACCTCCGTTATCAAGATAGTCCGTCATTTCCTTCATTTGGACTTTCATCTCGTATTCTATTACCGTTAAACATTCGGTATTTCTGAACACGTCTGCTCTAAGAATGGGTTGGCGATCGTTAATCCCACCGAACCCAGTTCTCACAACATTATAGATTATGCCACGAGGTTGTAATCCGAGGACTTTGGCGGCAAGCATATAGATGCTTATCTGCGGGTCGAGAGAAACCTGCTTTAGACTGGCTTGTTTCACAAACTTATGCTCCATGAGATATATGCCGCCACGCTTCTCGACCACAGCATCAATGAAACCTATTAGTTCTTCGTCACCAAATTGTAACTTGAATTCCTTTTCAACTTCCTTAACTATAAAATCATCCATGAGCTTCGATTGTTTAAAGTATCTAAAAAGAACATTGCCAATGATGTCCCAGTCATCTGGATAATCTTCCTCGTCTAATTGCTCATATTCCAACAATTTTCTGGAAGCAGCCTCATAAGCCTTTTCCTCAGAACCTGTACGATAGTATTCGGCCACTGCCGAATGTCCCACGCTACCTATTCGTTGACCAGGAGATGTAGATGGAGTAAAGTTCTGTTTATACTTCCAACTGAACTGTACTTTGCATCTTCTCCATGAACTCATGCTGGTATGCGAGTATCTCATTTATGCTCCCGCTAACTTACAGAATGTATATGCTTTATCTTTATAGACTCCTACAGTTATAGGAAGTCCGTTAAATCTCTTGGACAACGTAGCCCCTATCATAAGGGAGGTTATAACCTTTCCAATAGGAACTAGGGCATCCTGATCAGGATCGAATTCCTGAAGATTTTTTACTATTGCATCATGCACATTATCTATAGATTCATAACCGGTGGTTATAAATCTTATATCATGTGTATATTCTTTGAGAGCAGACACATCGTGACTGGGTTCCGCAACAAATATAGTTCTAAACATCGACACCTCTTTGCAACATCTCTCTTATTATTCCGGTAGTCAGAGATATGCTACTATCCTTTCTATATTTCAATACCCTACCGATAACATGATCTATCGTTTCAGATTTGCTGCCCTTTTCATTGACGGTAGATAATAGATGTATTATATGCGGGGAAAACTTTGTACCGATCCTGCGTACTCTGTGCAAAGACTGGTAATAGTCATCACCATTGTAAACTCTTTCGAGATATATAGCAGTTCTTCCGGCGGTAAGCGTCAAACCAAATTTACCAACGGCAGGATGAGCTACAATAACATCTAGATATCCACGTTGAAATGCATCTACCGTATCCTGTCTATCCTCAACAGAAGTTTCTCCAGTAAGAGTTCTTACTTTATAACCCTTCTTGATAAGAGTATCCGTCATTATCTTTGCGGTAGATATAAAAGCAGTCCATATAATGGCTGGCAATTTCTCAAATTCAAGAAGTTCTCTAGCCGCTGTCCATTTAGCGCACAGATTAGATTTCTCATTACCGTCAATAAGCATGGGATTGCTTGCAATTTGTATCAATCGAGTCATCTGCGACAATACGTTGGGAGCTAATATATGATCCCCCTCGGGTAACTCTGCTAGAAATGATTTTTCCATTTCCTTATATATTCTACATTGTTCCGGTAGCATGTCTATTTCAATGTCGTCAAATATCCAGTCGGGTAGATCCACGACCTGATCTTGCGTTCTGCAAAAATAGATGTCAGCAAGATCCTCATTTATTATTCTATCAGCGTTAGGTTGATTGGCAGTTATTTTCCATCCCCACTTTGGTTTCTCTACCTTGCAGTATCTCTCGGCGAATTTCCAATAACTACCAAATCTGGTTTGATCTAGCATATGCAGTTGTGACCACATATCATCATAGAATTTACTGGTAGGTGATCCGCTAAGAAGAAAAACATTCTTTACAGTTTGTGCTATCCTATTGACGCATTCCACTCGTATGGTCGTGAAGTACCAATGCTTCTTACCATCTTCATCCTCAATCTGATCTCTATGATGGTTCTTCACGAGAATAGATTCGTCAATTATAAGATTGTCGAAACCTAGAGCTATGTACTCATCAGTTAAAGCAACTAATGTATCATAATTCGTTATAACAAATTGATAGGGTTTAGCACCATAAGTTTGATGCCAAATAGCAGAGGGTTTCTTCACCCATTTCCATATCTCATTACGCCAGATTCTTGTAAGAGTAAGCGGGCATACTATCAATGTATTTCCACCCAATTCCTTCATTGCTAGTATAGAACATACTGTCTTTCCCAGTCCGGGTGCTAAACTAAGGAGAACTCTTTTATGCTTCACAAGAAATGCGGTGGCTAGTTTCTGTTGCTCGAATAGAGATGACTCTTTTATGGAATCCTTAATATCAATCTCGAGTAACTCTCGCTCCCACTGGTTTACCGTTTCATCTTTGATAACGTTGGGGAACATCCTTACAATTCCCATCATATTACTGTAGTTCAATTTTCCTAACCAATAAAATCTACCGTTATCGTCTTTCTTGCCATTAAAGTTCATACTCTTTACCTGGTCGGATGGAAATACCTTGGGATAAAATCTAAGGCCTCCATATTGTATCATTAATGTACCGTCTGTTTTTGTTTTATCTACCTCATAGATGGTTGCTGTTTCCGGTAGGACTATGTCGTCAAGATTGATGTCGGATAGTTGTCTGGAGTATTTGTACAGTATTGATCTTGTAGTCATGAACTGTGCCGAACTTATGGTCTTCAGATCAACTATCAATGTTTCAGCTATGCTGGTAAGAAATGGGGCGTCCAACGCATTAAAGCCGACTCCATTTTCATATACTGTAGAGCCAGCTATTCTTT